TTACCTAATGAACCTAAATCAGTACAAATTGGTGTTCGATTTGAAGCACCACAAAAATACTTTCAAAAACTAATTGATGTAAGTTATGATTTTAAACTATATCAAAAATTTGACAATATATCATTACGTTCATTCTGTACCAATAATAACGCGGCTTATGTAGCAGTAGAGGAAACATATGGAGATGTTACTTATAATGGTCATGCTAAAAAAGGTGAAGAATTTAGAAACGATATGACCAACTTTGGTATTCTAATGGAAATTAAAGGTATTGAAAATCCATTTGAGTGGTCAAGAGATGTAGTACAAAAATTACAATCAGAAGGAACAGGATTATATTATTCACCAGGTAATACACGCCAACCAGCATTAACATCTGAAGGTAATACAGTATCAGCAACACCAATAGGTTGGTTAGAATTACTTAAGGTAACAGAAGTAATGAATCCATACTTTGAGCATATTGTTAATTTTATTGATGATATGAAAAAAGTATTTCCTGAAATGGGTGATGATTGGGGAATCTATATACCTGAGGTCAAATATTTAAGTCCTGAACCATTAGTTGACTATACTAATTTAGCATTAACAGAATATCCAAATGTACACTTTGTAGGTGATGCATTAAGTGCTCGCGGTATTACTGTAAGTGGAGCACAAGGAATATATGTAGCTGAATCACTTTTATAGAATGTACAATATGTATAATAAAATTATACTTAAAAATCTAATTTAAAACATAATGAAATTAAAAGATTACATTCGTGAAATGGTTGAAGCCGAACTTAATGAGATGGCTGCTATCGCTCGTTTAGAGAAAATTAAAAGTCCTGAAAAACTTGAAAAATTTAAAAAATTATATGCAGGTAATGAAAATGACTTAACATCAAAACTTATTGATACTATTGAAAAAGGTAGCTATAGAGTAGTAAATGTTGAAAAAGCAGAATCTAATCCAAAATATCAAGAAGTTATTGATTGGATTTGGAACAACTTTAATAAAAAACCTGGGAATCATGATCCATATGTAGATGATGAAGGAAATGAAGATATAACCAAAAAATATAAACATCCCATCCCTACAGTTGTACTAGAAAAAGCATTTAGCGATGTTAGTGATCTTGTGAGTGCCGGAATTTTATCAAAAGTAGATGGTGCTACTAGAAATGGATTATTAGCTGCTACTAATAAAAGCCACACCGCAGGTATTTCTCCTAATTTACGCCAATTAAACGCAGCTGGAGTATTAGTTGTTCCTAAAGAAGAAGGAGAATATATTGTACCTAAAAAAGAAAAACCAGAATCTAGTGGAGTTAAAGGTCGACCAACTTCTGAAAAAACATTAATGGCTAAAGAACTTAAATCAAAATTAGAAGCCGATGCTAACTATAAACCATCAGAAGATGAAATAGCAATGTTGGGAACTGAATTTATTGAACAATTAAGAAGTCGTATTAATGGTACTTTGCAACGTGGTAGAAAAAGTGCTCTACAAACCGCAATGAAAGCAATGATGGCTTCTAAATCAGATGATGAAGATCTAAATGATGATGGTATTATTGATGATGAAGATTTAGATGTTGAAAAACTAGAAGAAGATAAAAATCTAAATGAAAATATGACGCTTGATGCTAATAAATTAAAATCATTTATGAGTAGCATAAAATCATTTGGGGGTTCAAAATATGATAAACAAGATTTTATTCAAATAGCAAAACTTTTAGCTAGTAATAATCTAGCAAAAGCAGCTGATATGATAACTCTTTTAGATACTTCTCCTCATGAGTGGATAGTTCAAATAATGTTAGAAACATATCCTGAACTTTATGATATATTATTTGAAGATGATCCAAGTGGATATATAGCATTAGCCAAACCTAGAACTGGTCTAAATGAAAACAAAAAACAATCAGTAAACGAGCAATTCCTTAAAATGCAAAAACTCGCAGGCTTAATTACTGAGAGTGAATTCAAAAGTAAATTAAATAAAAATTAATAAATCATATTAATTAAATTTTAAATTAAGGACTTGGGCTACCAAGTCCTCTTTTTTATATTTACTAAAAATAAAAGTTATGCAAGATACATATGATGACATTTCCAAAATTGGAAAACAATTAATGCTTAGTGAACCATTTTATGGCATATTTCTATCAACATTAAATAAAGTAATTCGAAATGATATTCCAACTGCTGGAGTATGCAAACATGGAATTAACTACCAATTAGGAGTTAATAAGGAATTTTGGGATAGTTTAAATAATGATAAGAAAAAAATTGGACTACTTAAACATGAGTTACTCCATATATGTTTTCATCACTTAGCAGAAGCAGATGATTACCCGGATCACGAATTACATAATATTGCTGCTGATATTGAGATCAATCAATATCTAACTCCAGATTATTATCCATCACCTGACATTTTATTAATTAGTACATTCCCAGAACTTAATTTACCTTTAAAGGCTGGTACTAAAAAATATTATGAATTATTACAGCAAGCAAAAAAGAATGGAACAAGTCCATCATTAAATGCTTTATTAGATGGTAATCCAAGTTCGGGTGGAAAACATGGTTCTATAGCTGGAGATTTACATCCGACCTGGAAAGAATTTGATGAACTATCTGAAGCAGATAAAAAATTAGTTAAAGCTCAAATTGACCATCAAATAAAAAGTATTGTTGATTCTCAAAGTAATAGAGGTAGAGGTTTTATTCCGTCTGAATTACAAGATTATATAGATAGTTTATATGAAGAAAAACCACCATCATATGATTGGAAAGCATATTTTAGACGATTTTTTGGTTCATCTAGTAAAATTTATACTAAAAAAACCAGACGTAAACTAAATAAACGATTCCAAGAAAACCCGGCATTAAAAATTAAACCTAAAAAGAATGTATTAGTTGGAATTGATACCTCAGGATCTGTAAACAATAAAGATTTAATAGAGTTTTTCAATGAAATAAATCACATGTATAAAACTGGTACATCAATTACTATAGCTGAAGGAGATGCTGGTATACATAAAGTATATGAATATGACGGGAAAATACCTGAGTCAGTTACAGGTAGAGGAGGTACAGATATGAATCCATTTATTACTTATTTTAATGAACATAGGCAATACAATAGTTTAATTATATTAACAGATGGATATATTGGAGATAGAACAGTAAATACTTTTAAACCTATGCTTACAGTAATATGTTCTAACGGTGAGAAGATTGAAGTATTAAAAGAAAATGGCTGGGGTAATATTATTAAAATCCAAGATTAGGCTTACGAGACCTACGATCATATATTTAAAATAAAAAATAAAAGTTATGTCAAAACAAAAACAAAAAATCTCATTAAACATTGATGAAGCTAAATTATTTTTAGATCATATCGTCAATAACAATCGTTTTCTTCAAAAAAACAACAAACCCCCAGTAGCAACTGAAATCATTGGTGATTCAGGTATTGGTAAAACATCAATGGTTATTCAAGTTGCTAAAGAGTTAAATTTAAATTTTGTTAAACTGAATCTCGCTCAAATTGAAGAATTAGGAGATTTAGTTGGATTTCCAATTAGACAATTTGAAGTTTGTAAAACAGATAATGATTGTCTTTGGATTGATGAACATGTTGTAGAAGAATATGTCAAATTAGGATATAAATTTACAGGTAAAAATCGAATGAGTTATTGCCCACCTGAATGGATCAGTGGTAAAACAAACGGTGGTATTTTATTATTAGATGATTGGAATAGAGCTGATATTCGTTTTATACAAGCTGTTATGGAACTAATTGACCGCCAACAGTATATTAGTTGGTCATTACCTAAAGATTGGCATATTATATTAACTGCTAATCCTGATAATGGAGATTATTTAGTTAATAGTATAGATAACGCTCAAAAAACACGATTTATATCTGTTGATTTAAAATTTGATATTAAATGTTGGGGAGTATGGGCTGAAGAAAATCAAATAGATAATAGATGTATCAATTTCTTACTAAAACATCCTGAACTAGTTACTACTAATCCTAATTCTAGAAGTATTACTACATTCTTTAATTCTATATCTTCATTAGACTCATTTGAATCTAATCTACCTCTAATACAAATGATAGGAGAAGGTAGTGTTGGATCTGAATTTACTACATTATTTAATATGTTTATTAATAACAGATTAGATAAGATGATTTCACCTGAAGATATCTTAACTCATAAGAGTGAAGAATATATCTTAAATACATTAAAAGGAATTATAGGTAAAGATGATAAGTATAGAGCTGATTTAGCTTCAATTATATCTACTCGATTGATTAATTATAGTTTATTCTATAGTAAAAATAATAAAATAGAAAAAAATATTATTGATAGATTAGCATTTTTAATGAATGAAGATTTATTTGCTGTAGATTTAAAATATAATATTGTTAAATCAATTTATAATGGTAATCCAACATCTTTTAAATTATTAATGTTAGATAAAACACTTTTAAAATTCTTAACTAAATAATTATGGCTAAATATAAAATATTAAACATTCATTCTTACAATTCAGAGATATATATATCTATAGGATATCAATCCGGAATAGCAGGAGTAGTATCTTCGGAACATGTTGAACAGTACGAGAAGATTTATAATCAATTTAAAGATAATAAACTTAAACCTAATACATCAGTTTATATAACACCTTTATCTCAATATCCTTCTTATAAACTAAAAAATTATTCTGAAGAAAATAAATTAAATATTACAACAACTAGAAAATTTAGAAACCTAAATACTCTAATTCTAGATGATTCTTTTATTAGAAATAATTACTATCCAGATAAAAATCATTTAAAAGATGAATATTATGTAATCCCATATCAATTTATTATAGATAATTTTGATAAATACCATGATACAACTAGAGACTGGCATAATCTAAACACAGAATTTAACTATTCTGAATATTATCTAGTACCTAAAGTAGATATGGTTAAACTTGCTAATATAGACATAGATTTTCTTAAATTTAGAGACTTTCCAACTATTACAGGAGCATTAGTCCATGCGGGACATGGAAATAAAAAAGCTAGTGAGCATATAGATTTCTTTAAAAATCTACCTAATTTAATTGATGAATATAATTTAGATGTAGTATTTGATCATATCATAGATAATGATATTAATAAAGATATGACTATAGATTTAGATATTTTTAAAACATTATTTAGTATGTTATCTAGTGAAGATGCTAGTAATCATTCAATAGCTAAAGAAATAGCATCTAATTGTAATTTTGAAAATTCTAAACCGTATATCTTATTTTTAAGTGTGTTATTTAGTGAATTTAGAATTAAATCATCTCAAAATAAAAATTGGAAAGTACTTCATACTCAAATTCTTCAATATAAAAAATATCTAGGAAAATGTATTTCATCTAGAAATAATTTAGAACATGATGATGTAAATTTCTTTATGAAAAATTTTCTCCCACAACATCCTCAATATAAACAAATCATAAGCGATTGCCTTACAGTATATTTAAATTTTAAATTTGGAACTGACCTAATCAAGGAAATACATGCTTATTAATATTTATAATTAAATCATTTAAATATGTCTAAGATTGTATTATTAAGTTGTACCAAATCAAAATTAAATAAACCATCCCCAGCCCAAGATCTATATTCAGCCTCACCCATGTTTCAAAGAACATTAGAATATGGTAAATCTTTGAAACCAGATAAAATGTTTATTCTTTCAGCTAAACATCATTTAGTACCATTAAATAAGGTATTAGCTCCATATGATAAAACTCTTAAGAATATGTCTAAAGAAGAAAAAGAAAAATGGGCAGTTGAAACAGTAAAACAAATGAAATCTAAAGGTCTTGATTTAAATAAGGATACTTTTATATTTTTAGCAGGAAGTGAGTATATTAAACCTCTTGTTCCATATATAAAGAATATTGAAAATCCTATGGAAGGTAAGAGATTAGGAGAAAGATTAAAATGGTTAAATAGTCAACTTAAACAAATTAGTGAAATTCTAAAAAATCTAAAAAAATTAATTTATGAAATTTTCAAAAAATAAAATAAACGAATATATAGAATTATATCTTAACGATCTAGAAGATTTTGATGATACGGATTATACTTTAGTTGAATCTACTTTAAACTTACTTAAGCCTACTATTTTAGAATCTAAAAAAGATATATTAGAAACTTTAAAAACAGTGTACAATACTTTACCTTCTGAAAAACAAGGAGTTTTAAAGGATTTTATCCTCTATATTAAAGAAATTTAAATACTTGGCTTTTAAAATTTTATTTCTTATATTTAAATAAAAATTATATGAGTAAGAAAATAGAAATTAAAAAAGTAAAATCGCCAGACGGTTCTGTTCGATATGTTAAAGATGGTAAACTTCATAATTCTGATGGTCCTGCATTAATTCATCCTGATGGTAAAGAAGAATATTATCTAAATGGTTTTCAATATTCTAAAGATGAATATAAAAAACGTAAAAAAGAAGGTGAAGGCTTACCATGGTATAAATCAAGCGTAGCTAAAGCAAGATTCTAATATGAAAATAGGATTCACAGGAACAGTATCAGTTGGTAAAACTACATTAGTTAATTCATTAAAAGAATTACCTGAATTTAAAAATTATAATTTTGCTACTGAACGTTCTAAATATTTACGCGATTTAGGTATTCCTTTAAATACTGATAGTACATTAAAAGGACAAACTATATTTTTAGCTGAGCGTTGTTCTGAACTTTTACATGAAAATATCATAACAGATAGAACTGTAATTGATGTTATGGCATTCACGGCATGTGCTGATTCTATTGATGTTTATGATAAGGATAAGTTTGAAGAATATGCTTCTAAATTTATAGAAGATTATGATTGGATATTTTATGTTAGTCCATCAGGTGTTGAAATAGAAGATAATAATGTTCGTACTACTGATTCTAATTATAGAAATCAAATTGATCAAATGATCAAATACATATGTTCATCCCAATTAAACCGTATCCAAAATATGGGAATTATATCGGGTTCTAATGAGGATAGAATAAAGCAAATTAAATTTTGTTTAGGTCTGTAATATTTATAACAAATTTATTTAAATGAAACGCAAAGAATTGCACGATTATATTCGTACTGAAATAATTAATGAATTAAGTTTAGCTGAGAAACTATATAGAGAAAAACCCGGGTCAGATCCCCAAAGTAAAAATCCAGATTTGGTATCTACACAACCTAATTCTTCATTAGCTAATGATAGCCAATTTAGATCAAAATACGAACCCGTATCAGAAATGGCTCGTATTGCAAATAAAATTACTTTAGGTGATTCTAACCAAGTAAAATTAGCATTAGATGTATATGAGGGTTCAATTCTTGAAAAATTAATTAATTTAGTTAAAGAAGCAGGAGAAGGAGGTCTTACTCAAGATGAACTAGCCGAAAAATTAGGCATAGATAACTCATCAGTACTTAATTCTCATATCAAAACCTTAGTTAAATTAAAAGCTTTTTCTAAACCTGAAAAAGAAACTAAACCTACTGAAAAACCCACCCCAGAACCTACTCCTTCAGCCGCACCATCAGGTGATGAAGATGATTGGGAAGCAGCAGCTGAAAAAGATGATTGGGAAAAAGCAGAAGATGAAGATGAAGAAGCAGATAAAGGTCCATCAGCATCAGATATTAAAGCTGCTGAAAAATCAGCTGCGAAAGCAACCGGTGGAAAAGGATACGCTAAACAGTTACCTCCTGAAGATGAAGAAAAATATACTCGTTTAAGAGCAGGTATTGAAGCAAAAATTTCTAAGATTTTAGCTTTACCTAAAACAAAACGCTCTTCATCAACTGATTTGCAAGTTCTTAAAACTTTGATTAAACGAGATGATGTTAAAAAACTCTTTAAAGCTAAAGGAGTTAACCTAAATGATTTAGTATCAGACGTAATGAATTAAATATGAAACTAGACTTAAGTAAAGTATACCTTAGTATTATAATTGTTTTAATTGTAGTCTCAATATTCCAATACACACGTTTTTCTAATACTGTTAGTGGATATGATATACGCATTGAAAAACTTAAACAAAAAAATGATTCATTATTTGCCAGTATTGAAAAAACAAATGCTCAAATTTCAAGTCTAAATTCAATGATTTCTACTTACAAATCAGAAATTGAACAAAGTAAATTACAATTGGATAGTTTAAAAACATTAGCAGATAAAAACAAACAAAAATATAATGAAGCACGTAATCGTATTAATGCTCTTTCTAATAGGGCCGTTGTTAGCGAGTTCACAAAAACTTTCGGCTCAAGATAGTTCTTGTGTTGTTCCATGTTATACACTAAGAAATGCCTTAATGGTAAAGGCAGATTGCGACTATTTAAAAGATCAAATTCAAATAGCTCGTGATTCTATTAGTACTTTAAATTTAATTGTAGATGATCAAAATTCTATAATTATATTACAACATGAAAATATTTTGATATTGGAACAAAATGAAAAAACTCTAATTGGAATTATAGAAAATAAAGATAAAGAAATTACTCTCCATAAAAAAGAAATTAGAAAACAAAAACTACATAAAACTATAGCATATATTGTTAGTGCTGCTTCTATAGTATTTGGGGTCTACATGATATTATGAGTCAAGATTTAAGACAGATAATAAGAGATGAATACGTAAAGTGCGCTCAAGACCCAGCGCATTTTATGCGTAAATACTGTTATATTCAACATCCACAACGAGGACGAGTTATATTTAATTTATATCCATTTCAAGGTAAAGTATTAAATTTATGGAAAGATAATCCATATTCTATTGTACTTAAATCTCGTCAGTTAGGTATATCAACATTAGCAGCAGGATATTCTTTATGGTTAATGGTTTTTCATAAAGATAAAAATGTACTATGTTTAGCTACAAAACAAGAAACAGCTAAAAACATGGTTACAAAGGTAAAATTTATGTACGATAATTTACCTTCTTGGCTTAAAGTTCCTGCTGATGAAAATAATAAACTTACATTACGATTAAATAATGGTTCTCAAATCAAAGCAGTTTCAGCAGCAAGCGATGCGGGTCGATCAGAAGCAGTATCTTTACTAATTGTCGATGAGGCTGCTTTTATTGAAAACATAGGTGAGATATGGGCTTCAGCTCAACAAACCTTAGCAACCGGAGGTGGAGCAATTGTTTTATCTACTCCTTACGGTACAGGTAACTGGTTTCATCAAACATGGGTTAAAGCAGAAACTAATGATAATGATTTTCTTCCTATTAAATTGCCTTGGTATGTACATCCTGAGCGAGATGAAGCTTGGAGAAAACGTCAAGATGAATTATTAGGTGATCCTAGATTAGCAGCTCAAGAATGTGACTGTGATTTCAGCACATCAGGAGATGTTGTTTATTATCCTGAACATCTTGAATATTATCTAACTACTCATGTTGTAGATCCTATGGAAAAACGAGGAGTAGATGGAAATTTATGGGTTTGGGAATCTCCTGATTATACAAGAAATTATATAGTGATAGCAGATGTGGCTAGAGGAGATGGAAAAGACTATTCTGTATTTCATGTATTTGATGTTGAAACTAATGCTCAAGTAGCTGAATATAGAAGTCAATTACCTCCAAAAGAATTTGGGTATCTACTATGCGGTATAGCAACAGAATATAATGAAGCGTTATTAGTAGTTGAAAACGCAAATGTTGGTTGGTCTACATTAGATGCAATTATAGAAAGAGGATATAGAAATTTATATTATTCACCTAAGAGTGATGTCTCAACTTCTGATTCGTATATTAACCGATATGAAGATCACTCAAAAATGACTCCTGGTTTTACTATGTCTTTAAGAACACGTCCTTTAGTTATTAATAAAGGTAGAGAGTATTTTGGAGATCATAGTGTTATCATTCGCTCAAAACGTTTAGTTGAAGAAATGAAAGTATTCATTTGGAAAAATGGTAGAGCAGAAGCACAATCAGGATATAATGACGATTTAGTTATGTCTTATAGTATAGGAATGTATTTAAGAGATACAGCTCTAAAAAATAAAGCTCAAGGTATTGAATTAACCAGAGCAACATTAAATAACATATCAAGACCTTCCCAATATCAAGGTGCATATTTTGCTTCAGGTATGGATAACCCATATGCTATGAAAACAGATAGCGGTACTGAAGATATAAGTTGGCTACTTTAAATAAAATAAAATGGCAGACACTAGTGTATTTTCTAGATTAAAAAGATTATTTTCTACCGACGTTATTATTCGTAATGAAGGAGGAAACCAGATCAAAGTAATGGATGTTGATTCTATTCAACAAAGCGGTCGTTATGAAACAAATGCTATAATTGATAGATATAATAGAATATATTCACCCACAGCTACTTCACTTTGGGGTCAACAATTAAATGTTAACTACCAATACTTAAGAGCCCAACTATACTCAGACTACGATGTGATGGATACAGATGCTATTGTAGCGTCTGCTCTAGATATTATCTCAGATGAATGTACTTTAAAAAATGAGATGGGAGAAGTACTCCAAATTCGTTCATCAGATGAAGATATTCAAAAAATTCTTTATAATCTATTCTATGATATTTTAAACATTGAATTTAATTTATGGTCATGGATTAGACAAATGAATAAGTATGGTGATTTCTTCTTAAAATTAGAAATCGCTGAAAAATTTGGAGTATATAATGTTATTCCATATACCGCTTATCATATTATGCGCCAAGAAGGACATGATCCAAATAATCCTTCATCTATAAGATTTAGATATTCTCCTGATGGATATGTTGGAGGAACAACAGGTCAATATCCTGTCCCTAATCAGAAGATTGATGAAGCAAGTGGAATTTATTTTGATAATTATGAAATGGTTCATTTTAGATTATTAACAGATGTTAACTATCTCCCATATGGTCGCTCATATATTGAACCAGCTCGTAAATTATTTAAACAATATACTTTAATGGAAGACGCAATGTTGATTCATCGAATCTCTCGCGCTCCTGAAAAACGAGTATTTTATATCAATGTTGGTGCTATTCCTCCTAATGAAGTAGAAAACTTCATGAAGAAGACTATTACCACAATGAAAAAAACACCTTATATAGATGAAAGAACAGGTGAATATAACTTAAAATATAACATGCAAAACATGTTAGAAGATTTCTATATACCAGTTCGAGGAAATGATCAAACAACTAAAATAGAAACGACTAAAGGTTTAGAATATAATGGCATAGAAGATGTTATCTATTTAAGAGAAAAATTATTTGCAGCCCTTAAAGTACCTAAAGCATTCATGGGCTACGAAAAAGATTTAACAGGTAAAGCTACATTAGCAGCCGAAGATATTCGTTTTGCCCGCACAATCGATCGCATTCAACGCATTATACTCTCAGAATTATATAAGATTGCTTTAGTGCATTTATATGTTCAAGGATATAGAGGTGAAACATTAACTAATTTTGACTTATCATTAACTACACCTTCTATTATATACGATCAAGAACGTATTGCATTAATGAAGGAAAAAGTAGATCTAGCCAAAAATATAATGGAAGCTCAACTCTTACCCTCAGATTGGATTTATCATCATATCTTCCACTTTAGTGAAGATCAATTTGATGAATATAGAGATCTTATTTTACAAGATGCTAAACGTAAATTCCGTCTTGCTCAAGTTACTGAAGAAGGTAATGATCCACTTGAAACTGGTAAATCATATGGTACACCACACGATTTAGCAGCATTATATGGAAAAGGAAGATTAATAACAGATCCTGAAAATGTACCAGTTGGATATTCTGATGATATTACATTAGGACGTCCTAAAGAAAAAGTTACAAATATTAATACTCAAGATAATGCTTTTGGAAGAGACAGATTAGGTAGAAAAGATATGAAAATAGATGATCAACCTGATTTTAATAGTAAAGCACTTAATGAGACTACTTATCTCAAGAATAAACAATTCTTAAACGAAATCGGAAAGAAATTAGTATTCCAATCTGATAAGTCTAAAGAATCACTACTCGATGAAAATCAGTTGCGAGATTAATAGATTTTTATATATTTATAACTAAAAAAATATTTAGATGTTAATAAAACATTCAAAATTTAAGAATACAGGTATTTTATTTGAACTTTTAGTCAGACAAATTACCGCAGATGCTTTATCAGGTAAAAACTCAAAAGCAGTTGATATTCTAAAGAAATATTTTAACAAAACTGAATTAGGTCGTGAATATAAGTTATATGAAAGTTTATTAAAACGAACCAATCTATCCGAAGGTAAAGCTGAAGCAGCTATCTCCACAGTTTTAGAAAATGCAAAACATTTAAATCGTTCTGCTTTAAAAAGACAAAAATATAATTTGATCAAAGAAATTAAAGATCATTATGATTTGGAAGAGTTTTTTAAAACTAAATTACCTCATTATAAAGCACAAGCCTCAATTTATACATTGATTGAATCAGCACATGGTGAGAAAAAAATTTCCATAGATCAGATCATTAATAATAAAATATCCCTTATAGAACATCTAACCTCAGTAAAACAAGTTAAAGAGGTTAAAGACGATATATTAACAGAATTTGCCCAATACGATAAAGATACACGCATTCTAGCATATAAAATTTTATTAGACAAATTTAACACTAAATACTCAGATTTTAGTGAGAATAAAAAGTTAATTTTAAAAGAATTTATTTATAGTGTTGATAACAATAATAAATTAAAAGATTTTTACAATACTAAAATTGATGAATTTAAAAGTAAACTTTCCTCACTCAATAAGTCTACCAAAAATCAGGTTACAAAAATTAAAATTAATGAGGTTGCTAGTTTGTTAACTGAATTAAATAAAAAAGATAAAGTAACCAATGATCACATGGTGAATTTACTTCAATATTGTGACCTAATAGAAGAACTTCAACAAGCAAATGGAAAGTAAACCACAAGGATACGAAAAAAAAGAAGTAGGAGTTGACCCTGAAACCGGAAGTGTTTCTTGGGAAGTTACATATAAGGCTAACTATAATTCTTTATTTAAAAAGTTTAATGAACTTAATAAAGAATTTAAGGAATTTTTATTATTTGATGAAATTAAAAAAGATCCAAGATTTAAAGAAATCTATAATGGATTTAATTATTTATTCAATCAATTTAGATCTCATCTACGTGGTAATTATCCTAAAGAATATAAAACCATTCAGCTCGCTTTAAAAGAACAACAACTTAGAGAATTTATTCAAGAAAAACTTCAAGAATTAAGCGCTACAGGGGCAGGGGCAAGTGCGGGTACATTTACACCTGGTGCTGGAGCTCAGTATGCTACCCCATATGCTTTTAACCCAAATAAAAAAGCTAAGGGAGCTAAAAATATTTATTATTATAAATTAGGATGGAAACCAGTTGATGCTGAAAAACTCCATAAAACTTCTAAAGCAATAGATCATAAAGATTTATGGAAAAAGAAATTAACAGAAGATGAATCTACTCAATCATATATTAATTCATTAAATATAGAAGATTCATCATTAAGACAATTTATAGAAAAAAGAATAAGCGATTTTGATAAAATTGAAGATAAGTTAAACACTTTACTTCCGTTGTTAAAACAAGCCAAAACTGAAACTATGGAATTTTATAAAAACGATCCTAGTTTTACAATTAGATACGGTACAGATTTGGCGGTCGACTATTTAGATGATTTAATAACACTTTTTAAAGAAAAAAAATAAAATGACACTCCAAGAACATTATTACGCAATTAAATCTGGGAAAGGCAATAAAGACCAATTTCTAAAACAAGCTAGAAATCTATTCCCAGAATACTTTACCCAATATACTGATTTTGATACAGCTACTAATGTATTAAAATCTAAACAAATTATTAGTGAAGCAGCGGGAGGTGTTGTTTCTAAAGGATTTGACATTTATGATTGGAAAAAGATTCTAGCCGAAGAAGCAAAAGCAGAAGAAAAAGAAACATCTAAAGAAGTATTAGACGATCAAAGTAATGCTTATAACAATTCAGACATGAAAAACGCTGATAACGTTAATTTTAACGAAATCATGAAAGGTTTTTATGCTGAATTGAGAGATGAAAAAAACGCTGGAAAAACAGGTGACGAAATTAAAGCTATGGTTGTTAAAAATTTAGCTAAAGATCCTCTATTCTATACTAAAGATGGCATGTTTGGAGAAAAAGGTGTAGGATACACAACTGAAGCTCCAGGTTTAGGTCAACCTAAAGAGCCAAAAGGCAAACATAAATCATCAGGTTATGGTGATTTAGATGCTGATATTAAAATTGAAAAAGTAAAATCTAATGTTCAAGATTCATTAGGTGATAGAGAAGCAGAAACTTCAATGCCTAGAAAAGTAAAAGAAATGCCTGATAAAGGTGTTATTGGTGTTGAAAAGAAAATGAAATTGCAAGAAAATATAGATATTTTAGAAAATAAAAATGAACAAAAACTTCGTTCTTTAATTCATAATATTATTAAAGAAGCATTAGATGAATCAAAATATCCTACTCTATATAAAAATAGTACTAAAGTAGAATATAATGGTAAAAATGGAGAAATTATAAGTAATGAAAAATCCATAAATCAAGAATATGTAGACTATATTGTTAAATTTAATGATGGAGAAGAAACAATCTCATCTGCTGATAAAGGTTTAAAAATTATAGATCCTAATAAAGGTATGGTAATGTGGGATGGTGAAAAAATGGTCTCCGTAAATGAAAATGTTGACTCTAATGAGACTGATATATCTTTAAATGAAGCATCTATCAAATCTGACGAATTACAAAAATTTTCTCGAGATATCTATGCTAAAAATAATGAAATATATATTAGTCCTAAATTAGAACAATCTCTAACATCCTCTTATTTTAATAGAGGCCCTTCTTCATATGAAAGAACCAAAAGCGATCCTGATCAAACTAGATCTGTTTATCTAAATATAGATTCAGGTTTTAGATCTATGCTAAAAAAAGGTCTTAACGGTGCGTTAGTAACCAGTTTACCCGGAGTTAAAAATTCAGAACTTCCTTCTAAAACTACTCCTGCTCTTCAATATAAATGGATTAAACTTAATTTTCCTGAAAAAGACTATGATATAAAAATTAGTGATGATAAAATTACTATTAATAAAAAATCTAAAGAAGAATTAGAAGAATCAGTATCAGATAAAGATATCCAGATTAAATATAACGAAATGTTTGGTAAAAATCCTGCTACTACATTCGCAGATGTAGCTAAAGCTTTAAACATACCTGAGGATCAAGCTTATTCTGCCTTAATAGCTCCTATGGGTGGTATATCAATTCGAGAACAAAAACTCCGTTCTTTAATTCGTAATGTCATTAAAGAAGCATTAAATGAAGGACCCATTAAGATAAATGGGAAAACAGTTAGAACATATACTCAAAATGGAGATACATCATATAATGTTGAATATGATGATGGAACTAAAGACAGAATAGCAGTAAGTAATGATGCTTGGGATGAAATTAATGCTTTACATATGAATGCTACTAATTCAAAATAATATGAAATCACTACTTATAGAAACTCGCCCATTTAGTGTATCACCAATGACTCTTATTGAAGGTAAGGGTACAAATGGTAATCCACTAGTTGAAGGTGTATTAGCTACTTGTGAAGTAAAAAACGGTAACGGTAGATACTATTCTAAAGATTTATGGGAAAGAGAAATTGATAAGTATATGACTTTAGTTAAAGAAAGAAGGGCATGTGGTGAATTAGACCACCCCGATTCTCAAGTTATAAACTTAAAAAACGTATCACATAACATATCCTCTATTTGGTGGGATGGTGATAATATTATGGGTAAAATAGAAATTTTACCTACCCCATCAGGAAATATTTTAAAAGCTTTAATTGGTAGTGGCATTAAAGTAGGTGTTTCATCTCGTGGAATGGGTAGTCTAAAACAAATGGGTGAAGTATTAGAAGTACAAGATGATTTCGAATTACTCTGTTGGGACTTTGTTTCCACACCTTCAAATCCAGGTTCATTTATGTCTCCACTACATGAAGGATTATCTACCTCAATTAACTCAAATCCATATGCTAAAGTAAATTCAATAGTAACAGAAATACTTTGTGCAAATGGAACTTGTCCAATAATTTGAACCACTCTAAGGATAGTCTCCTTAGACCAGCGCTCCCCAAAAAGGAGCGCTTCTTTTTTCATTTCTGCGACTTTGAATATATTTGTATATACGTATATCCGACTGTGCCCAATTTTATGAGGCATTACTGTAAATAATTTTATTACGCTTTGAAATTTTTTCGTATTAAGCGTATTTCCAACAATCAATTTTATTTAAGGAAAAATGGCAACAAGTAGAGATTTGCTTAAAGAAGCAATCGCAGATGCTAAAGCTGTAAAAGAAACAGCAATAGCAAGTGCAAAAGCTGCTCTCGAAGAAGCATTCACTCCTTACCTCAAAGAAAAACTTTCTGCTAAATTAACAGAAATGGAAGAAGAAGAGGTAAAAGAAGAAATGTACGACGAAGCAGAAGAAATGATGGAGGAAAAAGAGTCTATGGACGAAATTTCATTAGATGAACTTTTAGCTGAACTTGAAAAAGATGAAGAAGTAGAAGAATCTATTTTTGAAGCTAAAGAAGAAGAAGCTGAAGAAATGTCTATTGAAGATATGTCTGAAGACAATCTTAAATCTTTCATTGAAGATGTTATTAAAGACATGGTAGCAGCAGGGGAACTTGAAGCTGGCCGTGAAGGTGAAGAAGGTGAGGAAGAAGAAGTAGAAATCGGAGACGAAGAGGAAGGCGAAGAAGAAGAAGCTGGAGAAGAAGAAGAACTCGATGAAGATATCGATATCAACGAACTCTTAGCTGAAGAAGAACTCGAAGAAGAATTTTCATTAGAAGAACTTTTAGCTGAACTTGGAGATGAAGATGGAAACATGTATGAAGCTGAAGAAAAAGTTGATGAAAAAATGAGTAAAGAACTTGAAGAAGCATATTCTGCAATTGAAACTCTTCGTTCTGAACTTAACGAAATCAACCTATTGAATGCTAAATTACTTTACACTAACAAAATCTTCCGTAATAAGTCTTTGACCGAATCACAGAAAATCAAAGTTTTAACAGCGTTTGATAAAGCTACTTCTAAAAAAGAAGCTCAACTAGTTTATGAAACTTTATTGGAAAATCTTAAAACACCAACAACTAAGTCTCCAATTAAAGAATCATTAGGTTCAGCATCTAAAGTATTAGGAACAGCTAAATCAACACCAATTATCGAAAACGATGCTTTCGCACGTATGCGTGAGTTAGCAGGAATTAGAAAATCAAACTAAATTAATTTAAACTAAAAACAAAAAAAACAAAAACATGAGTTCAATTCAATCATTACTCGAATCAGCTAATCCATGGAGATCACTTCAGAGTGATGCTGCTAGATTAGCGACCAAGTGGTCTAAAACAGGCCTACTTGAAGGTCTTGGTTCAGAAGTTGAGAAAAATAACATGGCTATTATTCTCGAAAACCAAGCAAAACAATTAGTTGTTGAAAATAGTACAACTGGTGCTTCACCAACAGCAGGTACTTTTACAGCTGGTCAATCTGAAAACTGGGCAGGTATTGCTCTTCCATTAGTACGTAAGGTATTTGGTTCAATCGCTGCTAAAGAATTCGTTTCTGTACAGCCAATGAATTTACCTTCAGGTCTAGTGTTTTTTCTAGATTTCCAATATGGAACTACTAAGAATCCATTTACTTCAGGTGACTCACTTTATGGTGCTCGTAACGCAACTGGTCAGTTTCCATTCTCTACAACTGGTACAACTGGTGGTTTGTATGGAACAGGTCGTTTTACTTACTCTACTAACCAGTTCTCATCTTCAGTTTCTTCTTCAGCTGCCGGATATGCTGTGGCATCAGCTTCTTGGGGTGAAGTAGGATTTGATGCATCTTTATCAGCATCAGTAGCTGCTGGTGAAATTAAGAAAATTACTTTCTCTACAGCTTCAATTTCCTCTTCTTTTGATCCAGATGCAGTTCGTGCATTTAATGTGACTTCAGGTTCAACTTTCACTGCAGCTCAAAACTTGAATGCATTCCATAACTACAACTACACTGGTCAAACCATTAACTTCTTTGTAAGTGGTGCTGCAGGTGCAACTCCAGGTGCTGCTTCTACATTCATCGTTTACTATCAGAAAATTACAGCTGACAATAACCGCGGTGATTTTGAAGATACAACAGCTCCTTCATTCTCAGTTCCTAACGATCAGTCTGCAACTTCAATTTCTATTCCAGAAATTAACATCAAGATGCAATCTCAAGCCATTACAGCTAAGACTAAAAAGTTGAAGGCAGTATGGACTCCTGAATTTGCTCAAGATTTGAATGCTTACCAGAATATCGATGCTGAAGCTGAATTGACTAATATCATGAGTGAATATATTTCAATGGAAATTGATCTTGAAATTCTTGATATGTTGATCGAAGATGCAGCTGCTGCAACTGAATACTGGAACGTTCAAAACAATACAGTATTAACTAACCCAGCTAACCCAACAGCAGCCGCTACTACTTGGACAGCTAGCTTAGGTTTCTTTAATACTCAAGGTGGTTGGTTCCAAACTCTTGGTACTAAAATGCAGAAAGTATCTAACAAGATTCACCAATTGACCCTTCGTGGTGGTGCAAACTTCTTAGTATGTTCTCCAACAGTAGCAACAGTTCTTGAATCAATCCCAGGATTTGCTGCAAACACTAATGGTGATGTTGCAAATATGGAATACGCAATGGGTGTTCAGAAAGTAGGAGCTATCAATAACCGTTACACAGTTTATAAGAATCCTTATATGACTGAAAACGTGATCTTGATGGGCTTCCGTGGAAAACAGTTCCTTGAAACCGGTGCTGTGTTCGCTCCATACATTCCATTGATCATGACGCCTCTAGTGTACGATCCAGCAACCTTCACTCCACGTAAAGGTTTAATGACTCGTTACGCTAAGAAAATGTTGCGTCCTGAATTCTACGGTAAGATTTACATTAGCGGTTTGAATACTCTCTAATATAAATTAACATAGAGTTAAAATAAGAAAGCCGGACCTAGTCCGGCTTTTCTTTTTTCCCCAACATTTACAATATTTATAAACAAAACCATGTCTCAAAATACTCATGAAGATCCTTTTAAAGAAAAAAGGAAGCCAAAAGGAGA